ATGTTAATGCTCTTAATTTTGATTCTTTAGCTAATACAAATGTTGGTTGTATTTATCCAATTCCTGGATGTACAGACCCAACAGCTTTTAATTATAATGTTAATGCAAACACAAATGATGGAAGTTGCGTACCTGTAATTATTGGTTGTACAGATCCTACAGCATTAAATTTCGATTCAACTGCAAATACTAATTCAGGATGTATTTATCCAGTTCTTGGTTGTACAGATGTAACAATGTTTAATTACGACCCATTAGCTAATACTGATGATGGTTCTTGTGTGCCTGTGATTATTGGTTGTATGGACGCTACACAATTTAATTTTGACCCAACAGCAAATACCCCTTCAGGTAATTGTATTCCTTACGCTTTTGGTTGTATGGATTCAACAATGTTCAATTATGATCCACTTGCAAACACAGACAACGGATCTTGTATTCCTTTTATTTACGGATGTACAGATGCAACAGCATTAAATTATGATCCTTTAGCTAACACAAATGATAATAGTTGTATACCATTTATTTATGGTTGTACAGATAGCACTATGTTTAATTATAATCCTTTAGCTAATACAGACAATGGATCATGCATACCCTTTATTTACGGATGTACTGACGCAGCTGCTTTTAATTATAACCCAGCAGCTAACACTAATGACAATTCATGCTGTTTGATTTCTGGTTGTACAGATTCAACAGCATTAAATTATAATCAATTTGCTTGTTTTGATGATAATTCATGTATAACAATAGTAACTGGATGTACAGATGTAGCAGCTTACAATTATAATCCATTAGCTAACGTAACAGATTCAACAGCATGTTTATATGATGCTGGTTGTTATGGAGGACCTGGAATACCATATTGGTTAAATGATGGGTGTTATGCTTGGGTAATTGATGTAGATGATTATTGTTGTACTAATGATTGGGATGCTTCATGTCAATCAATGTATGATTATTGTCAACAAGGATGGCCTACAGCAGTAGAAGATATTTCATCATTAGGGATAGTTGTTTATCCTAATCCTACTCAAAATATAATTACAATAGAAACAAGACTTCAAATTCAAATAGAAGTATATGATATAATGGGTAGATTATTAATAGAAAAAGAAAATACAAAACATTTAGACTTAACAGATTTAACAAATGGTTTATATAATTTATCTATAATATATAATAATAAACGATATATCAAACAAATAATAAAACAATAACCAGCTTCCAGAATAATTTTATATTTATCGGGGAATAATACATTATAATATGGCTAATAATAATTTTTACGGATACACACCAAAACCTTCAAAACAAAAACGTTTAAAAGGTAACACTGAAGTTAATAATAGATTAGATAGACAAAACCCATATGAATTTAGAAAAGGTATGGATTTTGAATTAACTTCTTTAGGTTGTGCTAGGTTAGCTGAATCAACAATAGAAGAAAGACAAACAGCTACTGAAAAAGTTCTTAAAAATTTAGATCACCATCCAGCATATTATTCAGGTCTTATTCAATATGAAACTCATTTTAGAGGTCATAAAAAAAAGCCAGCCTTTAAAACTTGGTTAAAAGAATTTTACGAAGATACAAAAATGAAACCAGCAGAAAAATTTAATAAAAAAGGAAAAAGAGTTTCACTTGTAGCTTTAAAAGAAGCTATTAAAGGAGAAGTTAGATCTATTTTAGAAGGTAAGAAAAATGAGGATATGGATGATGAAAAAGAACCATCAAAGAAAGAAATAGAAAGCTCAGGTATAGCTAAATCGGTTGCTGATACTAAAAATGTTTTAGTTCAAGCTACAAAAGAACTACCAGCTCTTAAAAAATACTTTAGTGATATTAAAAAAGATATAGAAGCAGATATAAAAACATTAAAAACAAAGCTTGATAGTGGTTCTATTACTAAAGCACAATATGATACTCAATATCAAGGTATCAATTCAAAACTAAAATCGGACGAAAAAGTACAATCTTATGTTAAATTTAGAAGATTATTAAAAGACGCTGGTTTATTAAAAAACGAAACATATTAACAATTAATTCAAAAATCAATAAAATGAAATTAAAAGATTTAAAATCAATGATCAAAGAAGAGTTAGAAAGCTACATGCACGAAGAAGAAGAAATGGAAGTTAGTGCTGATGCTGAAATGGGTGATGTTGCCGTAGATGGTGATGACATGGACATGGAAGCTGGAGGTGGAGCTGATGAAACTTTGAGAGCTATTTACGATCAATTAGCTGCTTATTTCGAAGGAGGTGAAGTTGAAGATGAAATGGAAGAATTACCTGGAGAAGAAGGTGAGGATGACATGGATATGGGAGACGACGAAGAATCTATGGAAGAAGCTAAAAAAGATGACATGGACGAAGCTAAAAAAGACGACATGGACGAAGCTAAAGATAAAGAAGAGCTTAAAGAAAGATTCCAAAAACTAGCGAATATCATTAAAGGATAGTTATTATTAAGGTTGTTGAAAAACACTAAAAATCTTAATGAATGACTGTACATGAAATTCTTACAGAGTGGTCTTATAAATTAGATAGGGGCTACCCAGATATGGGTAATCCCTATGATATTCTCATATTAGAGGGTATTTTAAAAAAATCAGGTTTTGATTCTAAAGATATAGATACAACTATACAAAAGCTTCAAGAAAATATTTTTGGTCCTAAAGAAGAAACATCATCTCAAACAAAAGATAGTGATGATGAGATAGGACAATTAAGGACTCAATTAGGTTCTCATTCTAAAAAAGATGTAATTGAATTAATAAATAAATTGGATTTGGATGAAAAACAAATCCAAAAAATGTATCATAGGATATCAAATTTTGGTTCTTATAAACCTATTTTAAAAACTTTAAGAGCAAGTAATTATAAAGATGAAGTAGTAAAAAGATACTCACAGGAAATCCAAATGATGATTGAAGATTTGGACCCTAAAGAAAATGCACAATTTTTAGAATATTTATCTAACCCAGAAAAACAATTAGATTTTCCTACAAACCCAAAAGGAAATCTATTTAATATAATGCCTTCAGATAAAGTACCCACCTCAGTAATGGAACATATAATTTCGCATACTACTCAAGATGAGGGTAAAAGAGGAGTAGGTATGGGAGAGTTAGGTATGGCTTTAATTTTTAAAAATGTAACTGATTCTAGAGGTAAAGGAGATTTAGCTTTAAACGGTAAAGAATTTGAAATTAAAGGAAATGGTGCTACATTAGGTGAAAAACCTGAGGGATTTCCTGTTGATATGAGTAAATTAGAACCTTTTGGTATAATAAGAAAAGGAACAACATATGAAATAGGAGAAGGAGAAGACATAGAAATAGTTCCAAATAAAAATAAATTCCCACAAGCACTAGCTATAACTTATAAAAAGACAGAAAATAAAGAGGGTTTTAAAGAAGCATTAAAAGATACTTTAACTAATGATGTTGGACTTGGAAATGGAGTTGAATATTTGTTTGATAAAATAAATTTTGATGATGCAGATAATATACACCAAGAAATAGCATTAATGAATCTTTATAGATATGTAAATAAAGAACAATTTGAACATTTTCTAGCTCATGATTTTGGAAAAATGGGGGGAGGAAATACTGGTACATATGTTTATGCAGGAGGTACTCCAGAAAATATAGTTGATAGTTTAAGAGGAGAAGCTACATTTGAAAAAGTATCTTGGAATAATTGTAGACCTCGAATAGGATTTGCAAATAGTTATTTAGAAGAAGACTTATATTAAATAATTTGGTTACCCCAAACAATAGCGCTATCCTACAACTGTAGGGGTTTTTAGGTCGAAACGCCGCTGCAACGCCGCAACGCCGCAATACTATGAATCAATACGATCCAAAACATATAGATAAAGCATTAAAACGGATGGAAGAGGCTGATAAGCTTAGATCTATAGGTAAACAATCTAATAATACTAATATAATGTCATTCTTTGATGATGTAGAAGAAGAACATAAATTACAAAAACAACAATCAGCCGCAGAAGTTAAAAAAGATGAATATCTTAAAAGTGTTAAATTACTAAAAACACTTATACAAGAAAATGGGACAAAATCTGATTTAACTCGTATACTAGAAGTCGGTCTTTTAATTGAATCAACAGACTTTCTTAATATACCATCAGATCGTAAAAAAATGTTAAAAGAAAATATGGATTGGTGTAATAAACAATATGAAAAATATGTGGATACCACAAAATAATTTACTATATATTAATTAAACAAAAACAAAGTTATGAAATACGAAAAACAAATTACACAATCTATGGAAAGATTAGATCAATCCTTATTTACTCTAAGAGATCTAATTAAAAGAAATAAAAATGAAGAAGCTATTCGATTTATGGAAGAAGGTGCATTAAAAGATAGATATGATGAACTTCAAAATCTAATTACTCTTTCATCTTCAAATCAGCTAGGAGCAAGGGGTGTTAATAATGTAGGAACACTTTAATATGTTATCAGCAGAACAAATCCAATCAAATTGGGATCGTTATATAAATGAAATTACAAATTCATTCTCAAAAGAAAGAACAGACATACTATTACCATTTTTAGACAAGTATAAAGAAAGAATGATGATGATGCCTGCTTCAAGTAAAAATTGGCACCATTCAGCATTTGCAGGTGGTTACACTGATCATGTTTTGCGTGTCTTTGATTGTGCTAATAAATTATATGAAACGTGGAAATCAATGGGTGGTGATATATCCACATATACTGTTGAAGAAATGCATTTCGCAGCGTTATTCCATGATTTAGGCAAGATGGGCCAACAAGAAGGCGAGTATTATCAACCAAACGATTCACAATGGCATGTTGATAAATTAGGTATGATTTATAAATTTAATACCGACATTCCTGCAATGAAAGTCCCAGAACGTTCATTATTTATCCTACAGGAAATTGGTTGTAAAGTAACTCAAAATGAATTTATTACAATTAAAATTCATGATGGTTTATATGATGAGTCAAATAAGTTTTATTTTATGTCTGGTCAAAAAGAAACTAGATTAAGAACACATTTACCATTATTGATGCATCAAGCAGATCATATGGCTGCTCAAATTGAATTTGAGTTGTGGAATAATTCAGCTAACCCTAAATCTACATCTAAACCATCAAACGCTACTAAAGGTGATAAAATGTTAAGAGCAGCTAAAAAAGTAACTAATAACCCAAACTTATCAAAAGCTACTATAGGAGTAATTGATTCGTTTTTTAAAGATTAATTTATGGCTTGGATAATATCAACAACAATATTAACAATGGCATGTGGTGTTATGTTTTTTGTACTTAGAAATCTTTTAAAAAAGAATGAATTTATGGAAGATTTTATTAGTAAACAAAATGATGCAATAACAGAAATATCTGAAAGATTGAAAAAAATAGATGAAAAAGGTATGTTTGAAGGAGATGATCAGATAGGATGGTTTTGGGAAGCAATGAAAGAAATTAAAGAAGCCCTAGATGAGTTTAAATTAAGATAATTTTTATGATAAAAACAAAACCAGAAGAACCGGCGGAAGCTGGTTCTTCTACTCCACAACCAAAAAAAAGAGGTAGAAAAAGAACCAAAAAAAGATATTTTACTGAAGATACAGACGCAGCTATAGCAGAATATTTAGCATCTACAAACCAAGACGAAAGAGATAAAATATTTGCAACTAGAATACATTATCCTTTCTATAAACTAGCAGAAAATCTTATCCATACATTTAAATTCTATTATACAGAAGTAGACGATTTAGAAGACCTAAAACATGAAGTAATTTGTTTTCTTTTAGAAAAATTAGATTATTTTAAACCAGAAAAAGGTTCAAAAGCATTTAGTTATTTTTCAATTGTAGGTAAAAATTATCTTATTCTTTATAATAACAATAAATACGCTAAAAAGAAAAAAACAGCAGATATTATGGCAGCAGACGAGGATGATGGAGTTTTACGTCAATTAGGCCGAGATGATCGTAAACAAGATATAAAAGATTTTATAGATTATTTTACAGAATATATAGATAAACATATGTTTACTATGTTTAAAAAAGAAGATGATTTAAGAGTTTGTGACGCTATAAATATACTTTTTAAACGTAGAGAAAATTTAGAAATTTTTAATAAAAAAGCGCTCTACATTTATATAAGAGAAATGACAGAAGTAGATACTCCGGTTATTACAAAAGTAACTAAAAAACTTAAAATCTTATATAAAGATTTATACTCACAATTTCAAATAGAGGGATATATAAAAATCTAAATTTTTTCATATTTATAATAAAATAACACATTTATAATATGGATGCATTAGATCAAATAATATTCGATGATAAATCTTTTGGTGATTTATTAAAAGAAATTCATGGTAATTCTAAAAAAAAATCAAAACAAATAGGCCAGCTTATCACAGAACTTAAACCTATGATGACTAGTATTGGTGATGCTACAGTTATAGTTCCTTTAATTAAGGAATATATGGAAATTAGCGTTAAAAATGATGACCAATTAATAAAAATGGCAGCTATTGTACAACGTTTATCTACAGGGGCTACTTCAACGGGAGATGGAGGATTACTTACAGATGAAGAAATGAAACAACTTCAAGAAGCAGCAGAAGTAATATCTAAAAAAGAAGATCCAGGAATAAAATTAATAGAAAATGGAAACAAATAGTCTATTAAAAAGTGCAACTAAACAATTAACAGGAAATAATAATACAGGAGTATCTGAAAATATTTTAATTCCTGTAAGAGTTGTTGACATTATTTTAGATATAAAACATCCAGAGGCAAATAAACATGGAGGATATGATGCTATTGGTAAAATATTTTACGCAGAAGTATATATAAAAGAAGGTGAAGAATATCCTGCTCTATTAAGAACAGCAAAACCTATATTTCAATTTTTAAAACAATATCCCTTAAAAAATGAAATAGTAATGATAATGTCAAATCCAGGAACAAATATTTATGATGCTGCTAACACCCCTTCTACTTATTATTTTCCTAATTTTAATGTTTGGAATCATCCCCATCATAATGCTCTTCCTGATATGAGATATCATACTAGTGAACAAGATGTAAAAAATGATTACGAAATGATAAATGGGGGACTAGTAAGAACAGTAGAAGATGGGCAAACAGATATACCTTTAGGTGAATATTTTAAAGAAAAATTAAATATTCAACCATTATTACCTTTTGAAGGAGATTCTATTGTAGAGGGCAGATTTGGAAATTCAATTAGATTTGGAGCAACAGCTACTGAAGCTAGAGAAAAAACATCATATTCAACAGTAGGAGATATTGGAGATCCTATTACTATTTTTAGAAATGGACAACATATAGAAGAAGATGATAAAGGGTGGGAATCTACAATAGAAAATATAAATACAGACCATTCATCTATGTACTTAACTTCAAACCAAAAAATGGTTACTTTTGAAGTAGCGTCTCCTCATTGGAATACTTGGTTAGCTAAGCATGACGATTTAGAATTAAATGAAGAAGAAAGAGGAGCATTTGATAATATAACTGTAGGACCAACCCCTGAAAAAATAATAGTTCCAGAAATAACATATTATGAAGCGGATGAATTTAGGGATGAAGAAGATTATACTCCTCTACAAACCCCCGACGGAATGTGTTCTACTTGTGAGGATGATGAATTATCTGTTTATGACTTATTAATGGCTCAAGATAATTTCGACCCTGATGAATTTGATTGGGTAGATCATGAACATATATTTACTGAAGAAATGGAATTAGTAAGAACAGAAGCAGAATATATATCAAATACAGATGGCAATACAGGGGATGGGGGAAGTAGTGTAGATTATTCAAATCAACCACCTGCATCTGGGGACGAAGCATCTAGAGTAATAGAAGCAATGAATGTATTTATAGGACTTGGAGCTACTAAACATGGGGCTGCAGCTATAGCAGGTAATATGTTAGCAGAAAGCAGAATGATAGTCGATAGATTAGAAACAAGTTGGTTAAATAAAAAAGAATCATACAAGGGAGGCATAGGATTAGTACAATGGACAGGGTCAAGAAGATTAAAATTTGAAAAAGCTTTTGGTATATGTGATAGTGTAGAAGAAAGAAAACAATTAATTGGAACAAATAATTCTACAGTAGCAAGTTACCAAGGTAAGGTAAGACAAAAAGTAACAATAAAAACAGGTGCAAAATATTATTGGGATGAAATTGGATCAAGTTTACAAAGTAAAATGAAATCAGCAACAACTGCAGAAGATGCAGCAGATGCTATATTAGCAGATTTAAGACCAGGATCTTATCTTTGTTGGAGAGATTGGGATAAAGGTAGTAGAAAATATTGTAATAAAGGTCAAACTACTAAAGAATTAGCAACAGCAGGAAAAAATAAAACAAGAAATAAAAGAGTTAAAAAATCAATGATAGCTTATAATACTTATGGATAATGGAAACAAATAATCTATTAAAAAGCGCAACTAAACAATTAACGGGAGCAGGAGATATAGGAGTATCTGAAAATCTTTTAATTCCTGTAAGAGTTGTTGACATTATTTTAGACATTAACCACCCTGAAGCAAGCAAACATGGGGGGTATGATGCTATAGGTACTATTTTTTATGCTGAGGTGTATATAAAAGAGGGGGAAGAATACCCTGCTTTATTAAGAACAGCAAAACCAATGTTTCAGTTTATTAAGCAATATCCTTTAAAGAACGAGGTAGTAATAATGATGTCTAACCCCGGAACAAAAATATATGATGCTGCTAATACTCCATCTACCTACTATCTTCCTAATATTAATATATGGAACCATCCCCACCATAATGCTCTCCCTGATATGAGATATCATACTAGTGAGCAAAGTGCAAAGGATGATTATGAGATGGTAAATGGAGGACTGGTAAGAACAGTAGAAGACGGACAAACAGATATACCTTTAGGTGAATATTTTAAAGAAAAATTAAAAATACAACCTCTTTTACCTTTTGAAGGAGATACAATTATAGAAGGTAGGTT